TGTGGACATACAAGACCAACGATCTTGGCACAGTTGTTGACGGCTCGGGCTATTTCAATAGCGCAGCCTCGGTGCTCAAGGTTGGCGATCTAGTTTATGTCCACGCCGACGCCGACAGCTCGGCCACCTTTGGCCTGCACATCGTGACCAGCAACACCGGCACGGTTGTCGACGTAACCAACGCGGTCGCTTTAGGTTCTATCGACAGCGACTAATTGGCTGAGAGGTACACAGCCAGACACGGGGGTTGTGCCATTATTTGTGGCGCAGCCCCTTGTGTTTTTGAGGACCTAGCTGCCGCTAGGGAGCTGCGGCCAGGGGCCACGATCTTGGGCGTAAACAACGCAGCTGCAATGATTCCCGAGATCGAACACGTTTGGACCCAACACGCGGAACACGCCGAGATGTTTAAGGCTGCAGCTGGCCGTCAAATATTTGTTCACTCTAGGTCCAAGCGATTTACCAACGGCGGCGGCATCTGGTTTCTGGCGGTTCCAGACCACAAGTTTGCTGCTATAGACTATGTGTGGCCAGAGCTGGGGTGGGTGGCTGGGTCATCTGGGGTTGCCGGCGCCCTGTGGGCAAGGCACGGAATGGGATTTGATGAGGTAATTATGGCCGGTGCCCCGCTCAGTCAGAGCAGCCTGGTCTACTCTGACAAGTACCCAAGCAAGCCAACCAAGGCCGGCAAGTTTGCCGAGGCAGTTCAACTAGAGCATTGGATTAGAATGTTGCAAACGCACAAAGACGCCGGTAAAACAGAGAATATATTTTCGATGTCTGGCCACACTGGCAAGATATTGGGGGCCCCGTGCTGACGGTTGCCTGCGTTCTAAAGTCTGGGCGCTTTGAGACCGCGATTTACAAAGACGGCTACACAGACAACGACGTGCTACGCCTCAAGAACATGGTCCAAGATAACCTTACCCTACCCCATCGATTTGTGTGTTTCTCTGATGTAGACGTGCCCTGTGAGCGGATACCGCTCAAGCACAGGTGGTCTGGGTGGTGGTCTAAGGTGGAGCTGTTTTCTGAGGTATTTGACGACGTGGTGCTCTATTTTGATCTCGACACGGTCATCTCTGGTAGCCTGGACGAGCTGGCCTCCCACCCTCACCAGTTCACAATGCTGAGAGACTTCGGAAAACACAACATCCCAAATAGCGGATTTATGGCCTGGAGCGGGGACCACCGGGAAATCTATGAAAAATTTGATAAAGACCCAAGGCGCTACATGAAGGAGTACATAGCGCCGCCCAGGCTCGGGGACCAAGCATATATCTCTGAGACCAAAAAACCAATAGAATTATTTCAGGATATTTGGCCGGGGCAAATTGTGTCTTATAAAAAGCACTGCCAGGGAAAGCCAAGGCCGCCAGATGTGAAGGTGGTCTGTTTCCACGGGCAGCCCAAGGGTGCAGGCTCGGTCGGGTGGGTTAAAGAGATTTGGAGCGCGTCAAATGGCTGCAGGTGATACCGGAGTAAAAATTTCTTCTGATGCCTTGCTAATGCTGGGCGCCAAGTCAATCACATCGTTTAACGATGGAACCGACGAGTCATCTGTTTGCGACCGTCTGTATCCAAACGTGCGAGACTCCACACTAATGATGTATCCGTGGAGCTTTGCGTACAAAAAAGTGCAACTAGCTCAACTGATCACCACTCCGGTCACAGAGTGGAAATATGAGTATCAGATGCCAGGCGACCGCCTTGGAAACCCCAGGGAGGCTTATATTACTAGCGGCATCAATGAGCAGCCATTTAAGGATTGGGAAATCCAGGGCGATAAATTGTTGGCCAACGAGCTAACAGTTTACATAGACTACCCGTACCAAACACCAGAGTATTCAATGCCACAATATTTTGTGCAGCTGCTGAAATATATGATGGCGTGGCACATTGCATATCCAATTACAGAGCAGCAAGAGAAGGCGCTATATTGGCAGCGAGTCGCGGTTGGCGACCCATCGGAAAATGGCCGGGGCGGTTACTTTCGCCAGGCAACTATTATGGACAGCCAGGGCCAGCCAACCAAAGTTATTGAGGACTTCAGCCTCATTGCTGTGAGGAACTAATGCCGCGCTTTGTCGAGTTCCAAACAAACTTTTCAACCGGAGAGCTCGACCCGCTGTTGCGTGCGCGAGTGGATTTGCAGTCGTATAACAACGCCCTAGCAAAAGCCACAAATGTTTTAATACAGCCACAGGGTGGCCTGCGTCGCCGCCCAGGAACCAAGCATATCCTTGAGCTGCCAAACAGCTCCACGCCATCTGCTGGCAACGGTGTGCGCTTGGTGCCGTTTCAATTCTCAATCGACGACAGCTATATGTTGTGCTTTACGCACCAACGTATGTACGTCATTAAAGATGGCGTTGTTATTACAGCAATTAACGGTGGAGCCAACAACTATTTAACAACATCGATCACCAGCTCTATGGTGGATGATATGTGCTGGGTGCAGTCTGCCGACACGCTAATTGTCGTTCACCCAGACTTGCAGCCGGTGCAGATTGTGCGTGGTGCCACAGATGCCAGCTGGACCGCAACCACAATAACATTTGATAGCACTCCGCAATATGCATTCAACATTGACTTTCATGCAAACAACGGTTCAACAGTAACGCCGTCCGCTGTTTCTGGAAATGTGACGCTGACCGCATCAACAACGCACCATGACACCGGCTCGGCTCAAGCTGGCACCAGTACCACCATCACACTAAAATCTACAGCAAGTGCCACCGATGACATATACAACGGTATGTATGTCACTATCACTAGCGGCACGGGAGCTGGGCAGGTCCGCTTAATTGAGGATTATGTTGGAAGCACCAAGGTGGCAACTGTTAATGTTGCATTTACTACGGCTCCGACTAGCGCAAGCAACTATGCAATCACAACCTGGACCACTGAGTCGGTTAACCAATACATCAACGCTAGCCCACAGGGTCGCGCCAGAATTGTGCGTTATGTATCCGCAACTGTGGTTGAGGCAATCGTTGAGTACCCATTTTTTAATACAACCGCAATCGACGCTGGGCGATGGGAGCTAGAACACAACTACGAAGATGTGTGGTCAAGCGCCAGGGGCTGGCCACGCACAGTTACGTTTCACGAGGGTCGGTTATTTTTTGGTGGATCAAAGAGCAGGCCGTCCACAATATGGGGCTCAAAGATTGGATTGTTTTTTGAGTTTGTTCCAAGTGAGTCACTAGATGACGACGCCGTTGAGGCGACGCTAGACACCAACGAGCTTAACGTGATCACAGACATTATCAGCTCGAGGGACTTTCAAGTGTTCACTACCGGCGGTGAGTTCTATGTGCCACAGCAGGGAACCGACCCAATCACCCCGCTGACGTTTACATTTAAGAACGTATCGCGTAATGGCACAAAGCCAGGCACCAGGGTGCAATCAGTTGAAACTGGCTCCATCTACATTCAGCGCCAGGGCAAGTCTCTGAATGAGTTTGTGTTCTCTGACACGCAGCTCACCTACATTACGCAGCGGATATCGCTGCTTGCTGGCCACCTGTTGAAGGGGCCACAACGCATAGCTATGCGTCGTGCGTCGTCCACAGAGGAGGGCGACCTGCTCTTGATAACCAACACAGACGACGGCTCGATGGCTGCGTTCTCAATTATGCGCAGCCAGCAAATTACTGCGCCGTCTGAGTTTACAACTGACGGTGAGTTTATTGACGTTGGCGTAGATATTACAGACATCTACTGTGTGACCAAGCGCGTATTTGATGGAACAACCAGATACTTTGTTGAGCTCTTTGGATACGACTACTTTACAGATTGCGCCTTTGTTGGAGCAGCCGCAAGTGGTATTGCGTCTGGTCTGCCGCACATTGGAGAGAGCTTAAATGTAATTTGCGACGGAGTGCCGCAGTCTAACGAAACAGTATCTGCTGGTGGCGCGATTACGTTTGATCGGCCATCTGTCACAAGCTACGAGGCTGGGCTGCCAATTACGGTTTACGTTAAGACAATGCCGGTTGAAATTAAATTGCAAACCGGAAGCAGGGTGTCATTCAAAAAGCGCATCGTTGAAATTAGCGCCATTGTGCAAAACACTCAGAACCTAGAAATCAACAACCAGCTCATTGAGTTTCGTTTGTTAGACAACCCAATGCTAGATTTGCCGGTCCCAACATTTACAGGGATCAAGCGC